AATGGATTTTGCCAATATTGAAGCTTATAAAAAAACATTTGAGAATGCAGGTAACGATATTTCCGCATTAGGTAATGATCCTGCTACAATAGCATTTGTTGCAGCATACTTTGCAGGACAGGCAGTTGGTGCAAACATCACAGGAAGAATTACTGGTCAAGTGATCAATCCCAATATGGAATTGCTGTTCAGTGGTCCTTCATTAAGAACATTTAATTTTCAGTTCAGACTCACACCAAGAGATGATGGTGAAGCAACAGTGATCAGACAGATTATCAAATCTTTTAAATCTAATATGGCTGTACAAAGATCCACATCTAATCTCTTTCTGATGGCACCAAATATATTCAAACTTAAATATATTTCAGGAGATGGAAGCACTGCCACAGAACAGCATCCCTTCTTAAATAAGTTTAAGCCTTGTGCTATGACTGGATTCAATGTGAACTACACACCTGATGGTTCTTATATGACCTTTGAAAACAAATCTCTTACATCATATGATATAAGTATGTCTTTCAGTGAACTTGAGCCTATCTATCAAGATGATTATACTAATGATTACAATTCTAACGATATGGGATTCTAACAATGTCACTACCTTACTTCAGATATCTTCCTAACTTTGATTATGTGAGTCGCTTACCTGACTCTAAGTATATTGGTGACTATGTTCAGGTAAAAAATCTTTTTAGAAGAGCAAAGATTAATCCTGAACTCTTTCAAAATATTAACTTCTTTACTAAGTATAAGATTTCTGGAAGTGAAAGACCAGACAATGTTGCTTATAAATTATATGAAAACCCATACTTGGATTGGTTAGTTCTTCTTGCTAATAATATTATCAATGTAGAAGAAGAGTGGCCATTGACTCAGCAATCATTCTTCAACTATATGTTGAGTAAGTATGGTTCAGAAACTGCCTTCAATGAACCTCATCACTATGAAACCATTCAGATAAAGGACAGCAATGGTAGAGTCATCTTAAGAAGAGGTCTTGAAGTTGCTAGTGGTTACTCCATTACATACTTTGATAGTGGCATCAATCAGATGGTGACCAATAATAATGTTGCTATAGTGGTTACCAACTATGATTATGAAGATAAGATTCAAGACAGCAAAAGAAATATCTTTGTGGTGAAAGGTCAATATCTTTCTCAGATAATCAATGACCTAGAAGAAGGTCTGCTTTATAAGAGTGGTAGTACTCAGTATATCACTGATGAAAATGCAAAGGGAGACAATATTAGACTCTACGAGTAAGCATAAAGAAGGGGGGCATCAACCCCCCTTTCTAATTATTGTAAAATCCTCCTACAAACTCTCTTACATGAGGCTTGATTTTCATCGCATTCAATAAGACAGTTATAATAATCGTTGATTAGATTAGATTCCTCAAGTGTCCTATCAAGAGTATGAGTCAAACTATCAATGTCTTGCCTCCATCCTTCCAATTGGTTATGTGAAATTAAATTGTGCATGTTACCTCCAAGAATAACTTGAATATGATATAGATGTAATCCTTATGAACCTCCATAATTCTAGTATATCTATACAGGTTTGGGGCATTTTTCAATTGTGTTGAAATAAAAATTTATGCCTACTTATTAATACCTATGAATCTAATAGGGACAAAAAAAATGGTGGGATTTTTTTCCCACCATTTTTAAAAACAACGCTAGAAAAAGGTTAGGGGGTCTTATAAATAACTAGGTTAGTGAAGTAAGTAGAAATGTTTTATACCTATGCCTACCTGAGAGAAGACGGGTCGCCATACTATATCGGTAAGGGGACTGGTAGGAGAATTGATAGCACAAATCATAGAGCACCTGTGCCTCCGAAGGATAGGAGGTTGAAACTGAAGGACAACCTGACAGAACAGGAGGCATATAAACACGAGATGTATATGATTGGTGTCTATGGTCGTAAGGATTTAGGAACAGGTATCCTAATCAATATGAGTGATGGAGGAGGTGATGATACTGGATACAAACATAGTGAGGAGAGAAAGGAGAAAATATCCAAGTCGTTGAAGGGTCGCCCTAAGAGTGAAGAATGGAAGGCGATGATGAGAGAGAAGATGAAGGGGAAGAATGTAGGTAAGAAGAGGACTGATGAACAGAGAAGAGATATCAGTGAGAGACAAACTGGTAAGAAGAATAGGGGTTGGAGTGAAGAGGCAAAGAGGAGACAGAGTGAGAGGATGAAGAAAACCTTTGAGGAAGGTAGAGTTATATGGAATAAAAAAGGGGTGTAACGATTAGTTACAGCCCCTTGAAGGATATTCAGTTTCGGGGTATAACCCTACTCAACTATCTGCCAATCGGGCAAAATACGACATGGGATCGTCTGTGTCATCTTCACTGTCTCCATCACTAGAAGGAGTAGGTGTACTGTCCTGAGCAGCTGCCTTTGACTGTTGGTATGAGGACTCAAGCTTGCGCATGACTTCATCTTCACTAACTGCCTTTTGCTCTGTTGCTGCATAGTTGTCGTACTCTGTTTCTTCTTGTGCTGTATTACGAACAGTCTTATTTCCTAAGACATAATCCATACGCTTCTTCAAGTCATCATAAGACTTGAACTGGTCAGCAGATGTGAAAGCAGACAGTGAATACTGCTTCTTCCAGATTGCTTCCATAGCATCATCATCAGTCAGGAGTGGACCAACACTAGCAAACTCACTGGAATCATAGTTCCAATAACCTGCAACCTTCTTCAACTTCAGTTTAAAGTTTGCTCCCTGCCAGAAGTCAAAGGGGTTGATTGGTGTCTCATCCTCAAACTCAGGTTGCATGGCTTCCATGATCTTATCAAAGATCTTCTTACCAAACTTGTAGAGGAATACTCCACCCTCATTCTGAGGATTAGCAGGATCCTTCACAACATAGATGTTTGCATAGAAAGAAAGCTTACGCTTCTGCTTACGAACAGTGTCTTTGTCTGCATCATTACCAGTGTTCCACAGTTCCCTGTTGAGTTCTCCAACAGGATCCTTACCACCAATAGTAGTAAGGGAGTTCTCAATGTACCAACCACCAGGACCCTGGAAGGCATGTGAGAACAGTTTTACCCAAGGAAGATCTTCTCCATCAGGTGCAGGGAGGAAACGAATAACTGCATATCCATTGCCAGACTTATCCATCTCTGGTTTCCAGAGGCGTTCATCAGCACCACCTCCCTTGTTATTCATCTTGTCAGCTTCTTTAACCAGTTTGTTGGTCAAAGCGCCCAAAGAACTTTGCTTTTTAAGGTCTGAAAAACCCATTTGTTATACTCCGTATAGGTTGTATTTGGCTTGTGTCCTTTAGCTTTGGTGAGGGTCAGGCAGCCTCTAGACCTATTAAGAATAGGTCATAGTGATTGGTTTGTCAAGTAGAATCTCTGATGGATTTCTTCATGTTATCTATGATGTTAGTCATATTAGAAAACACATACCCTAGATCCACATCACGTGAAAATCCTAATTGTCTAGCAGAAGACATGATACTCTCTTTCATTTGTTTTGCTTCTGGGTCATCTGATAGACTCATTCTAGTATAAAGTATCCGCTGCTTCTTCAGCAATTCTTCTAGCATTTCTACATGCTCTATCTTATCCTCATTGCTCATAGAAGCAAAGGAGAATACCTTATTATAAATCTTTTCTTGTAGGTCAGAGATTTCTTTAAGCTCACTCTGTACTATATCTGATTTAAAAAAACTCATGATTCTCCACAGACTATTTGCTTCAAAATTTTCTTGTAGCGAAACACATCCACTGATATGAACGTATCATATTTATCTATCCTCATAGATAAGAACTTCCATACAGGGTCATCAAGTCTAACATCAAAATCAGATTTGAATCCAATAATTTTATTAAGTATAACCATTGTCTCAAGTGAGATAGTCTTTGATAGATGCTCTTTGATGATAGTTGGATGCTTTGTTCCTACTATCTCAAACATACCATCAAAACTCTTACCATCAAAGGCATTCTCTATCTCTGTTTTAAATGTATACGCAAGTGATTGTAACCTTTTCTTCCAGTCTGTGTAGTTCTGTTCTCCATTCTTGACGATTTCTCCAATCCACAATGACTGAGGATCATCGCAAGAAACGAAATTAGAAACAAAGAACTCAATAACTTCCGTATCATCTTTCTGCCTACTTAATTTTTCAAAAAAGAATCTGTCACGTCTTTTGTAAAAAGAATCAAGAGAAGCCCTAGACTTCCCACCATACTTATGGTAGTCATAGCTCTCCCTTGTGAAATGGTTCTTTAATCCTAAGTAAGATTTATAACACTCAAAGGGATTCACTTTTGATATCATCTAGTTGGGTTGTCACATCACAAAGGTAGCTTAGCATGAGATGTTCTTTTCAGCAAGTTCAATTCCATTGCTTCGCACTTCAGTTTCTCCTTAAGTGGTTTGGAAATCAACTTGGGAATTGATTCCAACTCAACATTATTCTTCTCACAGAAATGCACAATAGCATCAATGTAACTCATGCCATTATTTTTATGGGCAATAGATTCAATCTCTTCTGCAAATTTACGAGAGCAATAGAACTTGCTTTCTAAAATTTTGTCAATACTGTTTTCTTCAGGTTGGGGCATATTCCTGTAGTTTGAATTCAACAAACTCTCTAATATATTTTGAGAGTAAATTGATGTACTTTCTTTTGTCGTACTCTTCATAAATTTCAACCTCGCCATTCTCGCATGACATAATAATTACAAACTTCTTTACCATTATACCAGTCATCTCATATAACATGCAAGCATATGCTGCACACTGTACAAAATGAGAGTCAATCCACTTTCTAGGCTTTGGTTTCTTTGCTGTCTTGAAGTCAATGACAGCAAGTTCTCCATCATATTCAGCAATGCAATCAACACTACCAGCAATACCCAATTCAGTACTAAACAACGACTGTTCAATAGCATGGATATTTTCTATCTTATCTAGCTCACTCTTAGCTTGCTTGAAAAGATACTCTGATAATGGTTGAACAGGAGGAAGATTCCTATTCATCAAGTAGCATTCAGCAAGGGTATGCATATCAGTACCCCTACTTGTTGCTTGTTTAGTAA